CTTGGACCAAACTATAATTTATCGTTCAACGTGGCAGGCTATTATATGTGCCACGAAGATTTTTGGAAGCGAATAGACAAGAAAGAAATTATAGAACGCACCTTCCTGTTGGATACTTATTGGGTTAAAAATGATGGACTACCCAACAGCAACGAATTTATGCCGTTTGCAGCGGAGCTTAGTCTCAGTGGTGTAGCACAAAGCGACGAGATGACTACAGACGGATGGCATTATTTCATTCCTTGGCTAAAGGCACCAGCATGGCAATAA